AATTGAACATCCTTTAGAGCACGTGGCTCCTCACACGGGGTTTTGGTAGTGACACCAATGTCACTCCAAATCGGGGCAATCGTCTTAGGGTTAAACCAACTAACGCACAACTGTGAAACAGTGAACGTGTTGTCGTCGCCATTCAAGGCAGCTTCCACATTTTTGACAAAGTCCTGATAACTTCCAAAGACATCACCTTCATAGTCACGCAAGGTTATATCATCTAGCTTAGCCGCTGCTAATGAAGCAGCATTGGCTTTACCAAACTTTTCCCGAGCCAACTCAATCCACGCATAGGCAAACAGTCGAAACAAAATCATGGTATTATCCACAATCGTATTAGCTGAGCCTGACGGGTTTCCAGTGTGCTTCTGAATAAGTTCACCATTCTCCAAGACTATCACCGAGTGAACGATATCGTCATACAGGCGTTTAAACCTGAGGAGATTTTCCGGAGTTTTGTGCTCCTCCGCTAGCATTACCCACCGAATTTCCATTTGCCCATACATAGCTCTCGCAAACAAGCTTGAGTCGTATTCGCTCTCATCGAGCTCAAAGGCATTCGGGTGCTTTGCCAAGCGGGCAAACAATGCATTCCAACCTTGCAAATACTTGGAACAACCAACAAAAGACCAAGTCTTATTATTGGATAGATAGAACTTTGTATTCATATCTAGACAGAAACGGTTAAGAGCAACTGAATGCTCCACCGGGGAAGCTGTGAAAGTGCGAATCTTATTTTCTAACAACTTTTCAGGGCACGAAGTTCAACCTTCTGGCTACAAGTCCATATAGGCCTCATAACTCTTTCCTCTTGTTTTCCTATCATGTCCCAGAAATCCGCAAGCATGAGTTTAGGGCCTTGGTCAAGAAATTCACCTTTAGAGTGAAAATCAAGACTCAAAGGATACCCCACCGATGTTGATCGGTCAAGTTCCTTAACACAATCATTTTGGTTAAGAACACGAGATCCACCCATGTGTCGAATGAAATGCTGTATAGTCCACTGCCCCGACAACTCCCAACTTTCCTCATTCAATTGAGGCTGAGACTTGTCGTACTTACTAACACTCTTAAAAGAGGCATTCAGATTAGGCACGACCATACGATAAGCTGATCCTACATGAAGATTTTTCTCCAAACAAAATTCATCCAACGATGTATTAGGTGCAGACTGGTCCCGTTCCTGAGGAACAAAACGATTCACTTTTGTGACATAGTCCACATTTCCCTTAACAAAGTAATGGTGAAAATGTTGTGATGGTATGTGTGGCAAATCATCACCACACAAATCCTGCCACATCACTCCCTCAGCACGACGCCCCACTAAAATCCCACGTTCCTTTTCAGTCTCATAACTTCGATGTACAAAGACTTTCCTGGTTACGTAGTTTTGATACCACTTCTCCCAGATAGGAATCGCAGGTAGTGGGACATCTAGTTTTTCTGAGGAGATCCGGTTGCCATAGATACAATCTGCGGCGTGATGGCAAGAAAAACATTCTCAATACCAACACGAGTAGCGTTATGGAAACCCACAACTTTACCTGACTCCGCGTCAACTACTACACCGGAACAGTTTCCATCAATTGAAGACAGCTTATAAATTCCGACTTTATGCTTTGATACACACGTTAGACTCATAGAGTCACACACGTCCTCCATTCTAATAATTTTACCAGCATCAAAGCTGATATCACTAGTTAAAAATGCTTCATCACTATCATAGGCAAACAATGCCACCTTACGCCCTGGAGAAGGCATAGAATGATAGAGAGTTGGAAACTCTTT